TTACCAGTGCACCCTGAGAGGCAAAATGCATCAGGGGTGAAACAATGCTTCCCGTGCTACTCGTAATAGCTGAGGGTGCCCACCCAATCATTGGCGGCCTCCCTCAACTGGTTCTCGGCGTCGATGCAGAACTCTTGATACGTACGTGAACGGAGGATTCCGAGCTCGGTAAGGATCTGCTCCTCTCGTTCGTAATCAGGAGTCTCAAATTGCTCAACCAACGCAGCGAGCTCATCGTGGTCGTCAACACCAAGCCGCCGGATGTCATCCTTCTCCAACAAAGCGTAATTAGCGCTAATGTCCTGAAGTTCAGCGGCCCACCGCCTAAACATCCTCGACACTGTCGGCAATTTGTGTAACGCCAAAGAGTAACTCATATACTTGGACCAAGCAACCTGCCTCCACGCGTTAGATGACTCGCGTGCCTTGGCCGACGTTGTAATGGCAGCTGCATGGACATTACGAATAAAATCCGGCACAGCATGATCCGTGACAACGCGACCGTTGACGATAGGTGCTTTCCATCCAGCAAACTCAAGTACTCTCGTGCGTACAAACATTTTCATGTTGAATCCCGCGCGCTCCCAAAACTTAATGAGATCATGTTCCTCATCCTTGGTGAGCCGGGGGGACACACTATTCGCAGTGTCGTCTCCCTCTTTGGCGATTGCTAGCTTCCTCTTGTTTCCCCAGCGGTCGGTAAACGTCTTACCGCCCTCACAATGCAATCTGCCTTCACCAGAGGGATTGAATGCAGCCAGTTCCAAGACGAAGTTGATCAACCAGTTTGAACTGGATGTTGGCCTCCGCCCAGATCGTTGTTGCGACTCGATTATGAACCTAAACGAGTACCCGCCCCTTTTGCCAGCCTTCAACATGTTGAGCTTCTTCTTGCTGTTAGTAGCAGCGTGAACAGCTTCATGTCCGAAGTCTGGCCATCCCAGTTCCAACATATGTTCCCACACCGCTCGGAAAATCGGCGTCTCAATGCGGCGAATGATTTCTGACGAGCAGCATGTATCCCAAGCCGACCCGTCATTCTCAATGTAGCTATGTGGTTTATCGCCACGCTCGCCGCCCAGTAACGCCAAATTGCCCAAGACCCGTTCCATTGCGTCTTGCTTGGACGCGTGTTTGATATTCTTCTCCTCAAATTTCTCGAAGAGAATGTACTCAAACACATTGGTCACGGCCAACGCCATAATCTGCCCGACGTCTCCGTCGGCGATAATCATGCGTGGCGCTTTCTC